AGCGTTGCAATTATTATAGCGACTTGCGTTGTTCTCGTGATGTTGTCAGAGCGTCCTTGCTCCTGCTATCCCGCCTTGTGCCTTCAGCACTTGACCCAGTTGAGTGGACTCCCGAACTTTATCATTCTTGGAACTCACAATTTGACGCTGAGAAGCGTGCTCGGCATGATCGAGTATTTCCACTGGTTAGCCAGTGCACGGTGAAGCAATTCACTGACAAACAAATATTCGTGAAAGTCGAGGCGTTGCTCAAGCGTCATGATCCTTCTTGGGCTCCTCGAATTATATATCAGAGTTCAGACATCCATAATGTCATCCTTGGCCCTGTTATGATGGCTTGCACCAAACGTATGTTTGGTGCAATGGATCGTGCTACTGATCCCTCTTCAGTTGTGTTTTGCGGTGGTTACCGTAAGCAGACTGAAGAGTTGTCTGATTTTATCCAGGCCGGCGCAGCTTCCGGTTCAAAGTTTATAGAATCAGACTTTAGTAGCAATGATCAGACTCAGGTCAGGGATGTCCATCTTTTGGAGGTCCAATGGTTACGTCGTCTCGGTGCGCCGTTGTGGTTGACTTCTTTGATGTTGCATGCTAATTCGTTTGCTGTTCGTTCACGCGAGTACAAACTTTTTAGCCGCATCAAGAATCAATTGCCTACTGGTGCACAGAGTACGACGTTTCGCAACACTTTGTGGAATGCTTCTATAGTAGAGTGTTTTGCCGTTAAGCATGGTCTTCGTGGACTCTGTTTGGTGCTTGGTGATGACATGTTGTTTCGTGTCGATAATCCCTTTTCGCGTAGTCAGCAGATGCGCAGGGCTTATGTACATGTCGCCAAGGAAGCGTGCATGCTTGCTAAGGTTTCCGTTCATCGTTACCTGGTGCAGTGCACGTTTTTATCCAAACAGTTTGTCCAAACGACAGCTGGTCACGTTCTTGTCCCTAAGTTGGGTAAGGCTTTGGCGAGGTTTAATTCAAGGGCTAATAATAGTTCTGCGGTTACTGATTCTCAGTATCTTGCGGGCAAAGCCTTGAGTTATGCTTTCGAGTTCCGCCATTGTCCTCCCATCTCGAGGGCCTTTGCCGAACGTTACCTCCAGTTGGCGCCCAAGGGCGACCATTCGTTAGCTGGTCTGGGCTGGAATGCCAAGGGGTCCTTCCTCGAGCTCGGGGTTAAGGGCCTGCTAGAAAGAATCAAGACGTGCCAAGTGGCGTCTCGATTTGATATGACCAGGTTCTACCACTGGCGCTATGGTTTGACGTGCACTGACGTCATTGAACTTGTGTTGCGCTTTGTTTTTGGTGAAGAAGACCTCGATGTTGCCGCCGTAGGGCGCATCATTGAAGATTTTGTGGATTGAGTGATGTTTCCGTTGCACTTCGGACGTATATGGTGTACCCCGCCAATGGGATGACTCTCAGCTTG